TTTCCCTTTCTAACTAATATAATCGTAATATATTCATTTATGAATAGAATGCAAGAGGAAAAGTGAATAATATTGAATTTTTTTTATACTATATATATAACTATCTTAAAATTTTTAAGAAAAGGAACAAAAAAAGGTGAATACTGTAGTTAAAAACAAGGGTGGACGTCCACCAGGCACAGGACACGGGCAACAGGTCGTAAGTAGGCTGAGACAAGAGCTGCACACTGCGTTTGGCCTTCTAAATCGTAGAGGGCGTCCTATTAGCGAGCTTTTAGCTGAACAATTAGAGAAAGATGCAGCTAGTACATTGAATAAACTCAGTTCTTTCTTGCCGAGAGAGGTTAATCTAACAGGTAGCAACTCAGAGTTTAGCCTGGCGTTGGGTGAAGTTGCTAATCGGATAAATGAACAAAACGAATTGCTTAGCGCTTCTTTAGAAGAAGCAAACGATATGAACGATATGAAGCAAGTCATTGATATTAAAGCGGAAAATGTAGAAGAAGCTAAGATTGTGCCTGAAATTGTGCCTAAGTCGGACAAAAAATCTACAAAATAACCAGGCAGCACGCTTTGACCCCCCCCGTGTCGCTCTTCATGGGGGCGGATATATATGTATATACCACCCTCTCTGCCCCAGCTCTCTGCCCGACTCTGCCCATACCCCCCCGTCAAACGAATATATTACCTATTGACATGCGGCCTGCTGAATTATATAGTTATACTATGATGAGCTAATCCGCTCAACAGCAGGCTAACAGGTTTCCCTCCCTTCCCTCGTACCTGCCAGAGCTACAAGCCCATCTTTTTCATATTACTTTCCTTTCCTACTCTCGGCCTCCCTCCCTGGGGGGCCACCTTTTCAGCGGAAACCACACCCATGGCAAAACAAAAGGCGCAGCTAGACCTCGCCGACACGCTTCTCAAGCTGCACGGTGATCCTGTACTGTTTGTCCAAACCGTTCTTCAGGCCGAACCTCAAGAATGGCAATCGCGTGCCTTGTGTAATATTGTGACCAACGACCGCCTCTCAATACGCTCTGGACACGGTGTCGGAAAAACTTCGTTCTTATCTTGGGTTATTCTTTGGTGGGTCTGCACGCATTACCCGTGTAAAGTCGCCTGCACAGCCAACAGCGCATCACAGTTGGAACAGGTGTTATGGCCTGAGATTTACAAATGGATGCAGCGGATGCCCAAGGGGTTTCTGCAAGAGTTGGACTTTAAGTCCGACAAAATAGTTATAAAGAGCGCACCTGACAGTTTCTGCGTGGCTCGTACATCTCGAAGAGAAAACCCTGAGGCTCTACAAGGCTTCCACTCGCCCAATATGCTGTTTATAGTAGATGAGGCTTCTGGTGTGCCTGATATTATATTTGAGGTCGGACAGGGTGCTATGTCCACGAAGGGCGCAAAGACTGTCATGGTGGGCAACCCCACGAATGGCACGGGCTTTTTTGCGGATGCTTTTGCTAAGAATGCACAGCGGTGGAAGAACATGACGGTTTCCTGCACGGAAGCCACCTCCGTTGACCCTGCGTTTATCGAGGACATGAAACGGCAATACGGTGAGGATAGCAATATCTACCGTGTGCGCGTCTTGGGTTTGCCCCCTGAGTCAGACGATGACTCCCTTATATCGCGCCATTTGGTAGAAAGCTCAGTTGGACGTGATGTTGAACCGATGACTGTGGCTCCCATTTGGGGCTTGGATTTAGCCAGGTATGGCTCTGATAGAACGGCCCTAGCCAAACGCCAGGGCAACGTGTTAATCGAGCCGATCAAGCATTGGCAGGGTAAAGACCTGATGGAAACTGTTGGTTTAATTCTTGCTGAATATGAGGCGACACCCTATATGGACAGGCCCAGCGAGATTTGCTGCGATAGTATTGGCGTGGGTGCTGGTGCTGTTGATAGATTGCGTGAGCTAAACCTACCAGCACGCGGCGTGAATGTAGCTGAAAGTCCATCTTTGGGTACGCGCTATCAGCGTTTGCGTGACGAGCTTTGGTTTAAGTGCCGTGAATGGTTTGAGGCGCGAGATTGTTTAGTGCCAGATCAACAAGAGTTAATACATGAATTAACAGCCCTTCGCTTTAAGGTTTTATCGAGTGGTAAATTTAAAGCTGAAGGTAAAGACGAGATGAAAAAACGTGGTCTTAGGTCGCCTGACTTGGCCGATGCGTTTGTTTTAACATTTGCTGTACAAGCGGTTCGCGCTGGTGGTTCAGTAAGTTCTTACGGTTACAAAGCGGAGCTCGACTACGGAAACAGCAACTGGATAATCTAATGTGGATACCTATCATTTTAGTGTGTGCGAATAGCTTATGTTCGGGCATTGGTGGGCCAGTTTACCATGATTTAGCGACCTGTAACGACGCAATGAGAGAAGTGGGTGTGCCACGCATTTTGGCGAAATACCCTCATTACGAAATTTTAGACATGCAATGCTTTAGCTGGGGAGTGAGTTCCTAATGGCCCCACAGAAGAAATATAGCAAAACAGTTAGAAACCCTAAGACTGGGCGTAAAAAGACCGTCAGATATGGTGCTAAAGGCTACACAATAGCCCCTGGTACAAAGCGTGGTGATAGTTACTGCGCCCGTTCTTCTGGTCAAATGAAGAAGCACCCCAAAGCTGCACGCAACCCTAACTCGCCGTTACGGTTAAGTCGCGCCAAATGGAAATGCTCAGGTAAGAAATCGAGACGCACATGATGAGACAAATGTATATCAAACGTTATTCCAATCCCAACCCAGGTAAGATGGATGAGATTGCTGACGTTATAGAGGATGAAATTATGCCAAAAATGAAAGCTTCAAAACCGAAAAACGCCAAGCGCAAAGATGGTCGTACTTCTTACGCCAGCAAAAAGATGAACCTTAAAAACGGAAAGTATTGTTCCTGATGGCTAAACTTACATCCGATCAAAAGTCTCGCGCTAAAGCCATGTCCAAGAAACGCGGTGTTAAGTACCCTAATGCTTGGTCAAACTTAAAAGTGGCACGCGGTAAGAAAAAGAAAACAAAAGGTAAAAGCTATGCCTAAAATGGATGACATAAACTTTCGTTCTATTGTTCAGGGCGAAATACAAAGTGCTGTAAATTATTACGAGTCCGAGTTTTCCGCTGACCGCACTGACATATTGAATTATTACCTTGGTGAACCTTTTGGCAATGAAGTCGAAAACCGTTCACAAGTTGTTGCCACCGAGGTGAGCGACACAATAGAATTTATAATTCCATCCTTAATGAAGATGTTTGCGTCTTCCAAAGAGTTTGTGCGCTTTGAGCCACGCGGCCCCGAAGATGTTGAAGCTGCCAACCAAGCCACCGACCTCGTAAATTTTGCCATAAATAACGACAACCGTGGCTTTCGTGTAATCCATAACTGGTTCAAAGATGCGCTTTTGTTCAAGCAGGGCGCCGTCAAGATGTACTGGGAAGAGAAAGACACCACGGTCAACGAAAGCTATGAAGCCTTAACTGAAGACGAATTAACCTTGCTGGTGAGTGACCCAGCCATAGAAATCCTATCTCAAGAAGTACAAGAGATGGGCATGGTTGACCCTGAGGGCAACGAAGTGCCAATGGAGCGCACCTACTCCGTTGAAGTTCGGCGCATGAAAAAGTCAGGCTCCGTTAAAATAGACAACATACCGCCAGAAGAATTGATCTTCTCTCGTCGCGCCACGTCTATAGATGATTGCACCTTTATAGCCCACCGTGCGGCTGTAACTGTTGGTGAGTTAATCGAGCAAGGCTATGACGAAGATATTGTTATGCGTTATGCTGGGTCAGACGATTTGGATGATGAAGTAGAACGACAAGCGCGATTTGAAGAAATCGAGTCTGGCGCTAAGTTTAACAGCCCTGACGCTTCGATGCGCGAGGTTATGGTTACTGAGGCTTATATTAAAGCTGATTATGATGGCGATGGTATTGCAGAGTTGCGCCGAGTGGTTGCGCTTGCCGATGGTTCCGAAATACTTGAGAACGAACCGTTTGACCATGTGCCATTTGCACTGCTGTCACCTATTTTAATGCCACACCGTATGGTGGGCAGAAGTGTTGCTGAGATGGTAACAGACCTTCAGGTCATTAAGTCCACCATTATGCGACAGATGCTAGACAATTTATATTTAACGAACAACAGCCGAGTTGGGGCTGTAGAAGGACAGGTTAATCTTGATGACTTACTTTCGTCGCGCCCTGGTGGTATTGTTAGAATGCGTGCGCCAGGCATGGTTCAGCCTTTGGCGGTTCCTCAAATTGGACAGTCTGCGTTTGCGATGCTTGAATATGTGGATCAAGTGCGTGACCAGCGTACAGGTTTTTCTAAGGCGTCTATGGGGCTTGACCCAAGCACGCTTCAAAGCACTACGGCAAGTGCCGTCAATGCTACTATCCAAGGTGCGCAACTTAAGATTGAAATGATAGCGCGTGTCTTTGCTGAAACGGGTTGCCGTGATTTAGCCAAAGGCGTTTTACATTTATTACAAAAGCACCAGGACAGTGAGCGCGTTGTGCGTATTCGTGGTGAATTTGTCGCCATAGACCCCCGTGCCTGGGATAACGAGTTTGACCTATCTATAGAGGTAGGCTTGGGCAACGGACGTGAAGACGAGAAGATGGGCATGTTGTTACAGGTTGCTGGAAAGCAAGAACAAATGCTGCAACAGTTTGGCCCCGTTAATCCAGTTGTTAAGCCTTCACAGTATATCAATACACTTAAACGTATTGTTGAAATGGCTGGCTTTACAGACACAGAACAATTCTTTTCTGGTGGTGAACAGGTTGATCAAGCTCTTATGCAGCAAGCCCAACAGCAAAGCCAAGGCGGTGCAGAGCAAGCTAAGATGGCTGAGTTCCAGGCTGAGATGGCGCTTAAGAAGCAGAAGATGGAAGCAGAACTTGCGCTTGAGCGTGAGAAGATGCAGGCCGAGCTTGAGCTACGCAGATTTGAACTTGAGGCAGAGCTACAGCTTCGCCAACAGAAACTCGCTTTTGGTGGTAATGTTTCGGACAACCTACCCAGAGCATGACAGATTTTAGAGACGAACAAGACCGAGGAGCAAAGGCTTCTGCGGTGATGAACAACCCTCTTGTAAAAGAGGCATTTGGGCAAATACGTGAAGCGTATGTCGATGATTGGTCACACACTGATCCGTCAGACACCGCCAAGCGTGAGCAGCTTTTTTATTTGATGAAAGCACTAGAGGCTTTTGAAGGACATTTTGAAAGTGTCATACGGACAGGCAAAATGGCTTCACAACAAGTAAACGAGTTAAATTAACCCCTAAATAATTGGAGATTTTATTATGTCTGGTACTCCTGAGGAATCCAGCTTATCACAGTCTGATGCTGTGAACTTACTTTTGAATACCCAAGCCCCTGAAGAGGTAAGCGAAGAAGTTCAAGAGTCTACTGCCGAAGCTACAGTAGAGACACCTGAACCAGAAGAAGTAGAGGTTGAAGCCGCTGATGACAGCCAAGCTGAAACTGAAACGGAAGAGGTTGAGGACGACGATGAGGAAGAATACGAAGAAATTCAGACTTATCGCGTAAAGGTTGATGGTGAAGAATTTGAAGCAACTCAAGACGAGTTAATCAAGAACTTTCAACTAGAAAAAACGGCCCAGAAAAGACTACAAGATGCCGCTGAACAGCGTAAGGTTTTAGAAGCGGAAAAGGCGTCGACTGAGCAAGCTCGTACCCAGTACGAGACGGCCCTTAATACGTTGGCTCAAGAATTACAGAAAAACACCCAGCCTAGAGATCAGGCATATTGGGATAACCTGTATGAGTCCGACCCACTGGAATATGTACGACAACGTGATACAGAACGTGATGCGCAAGCAAAACAACAGACTGTACTTGCTGAACAGCAACGGCTGCAACAGCTACGGTTAGTTGAAGAACAGAAGAAGCTTTTGGAGTTGGTTCCTGAATGGAAAGACCCAGAAGTGGAAGCTAAAGAAAAAGCTGCCATCGTTACTTATGCACGAAGTCGTGGTTTTACTGATGCAGAACTAGGTGCTGCTACAGACAGTAGAATTATAGACATGATGCGGAAAGCTCATCTTTACGAAACTTTGCAGTCGCAAAAACCTATTGCAAAGAAGAAGGTAAAGACAGCTCCGAAGATGGTTAAAAGTGGGCAACCTAAAAACAAGGGCGACTCTGCAACAGAGCGAAAGCGCAAGGCTTTTGATAGACTGAGTAAATCCAATAGTCGTGAAGCGGCTATAGATTATCTTTTAACCAAATAATTTAACTTTTTAGGAGGCCAATAATGGCTGTTTACACAAGTAGTTCCGCAGTTGGAGAAAGGGAGAGTTTGGCAGACGTAATCTACCGAATCGATCCTGACGAAACACCTCTATTTTCTAACGCGAAAAAAGAAACCACAAAAGCAATTTACCACGAATGGCAAATTCAAGAATTGGCTGCGGCCGTTGACACAAATTATGTCAATGAAGGAGCTGATTTTTCATATGTAAACCCAACTGCAACAACAAGAGTTGGTAACTACCACCAAATCTCAGTTCAAGCAGCGAGCGTTTCCAACACTCTCGATGTAGTCGATAAGGCTGGACGGGATAAGGAGACGGCGATGACAAAAGTCCTCAAGGGACTTGAGCAAAGACGGGATATTAACAAAAGTTTGTACAAAAACGAAGCAAGCTCTAGTTCTGACCCACGTAAAGCTGGTAAGCTCATTACCTGGATTTCAAACGTAGACGCGCCAGGAGATATGGCTGCTGCTGCGAATGGTAATGGTACAGCGGCTGCTGATCTTACAGGTACTGCTGCTGCATTGACTTTGGCTAAAATCGACGCTGCTATGCTTGCTGCATACAGTGACGGTGGTTCACCAAACATGTTGCTCATGTCGCCAACAAATAAGCAGAACTTCTCAGGTCTGTCTTCTGGCTCAGTAGCAACTAACCAGTTACACATGACTGCACCAAAAGAAGCAGCAATTATCGGCTCAGTGAGCTTGTACTTGTCAGACTTTGGTGAGCTTTCAGTAACTGTGGATCGTCAGTGTCCAAACTCTGAAATGTATTTGCTTGACACTGAGTACCTATGCGTAGGTCACTTACCAGGCAGAATGTTCAGCGTTTCAGATGTAGCTCCAGGCGGAGATGCAACACGTTTTGGCATAGTCAGCGAATGGACACTTATCGTAAAGGCTCCTAAGGCGCACGCCGCCGTGATAGGATTAAACGGTTCATAATCATTAATACTTTAAGAATTACGAGGGGCAGCTTTGGTTGCCCCTTTTTACTTGGAGAGAAACATGAAAAAACTACTCGCTAATGACCCGAAAAAGGGCAAGCAAACCTACTTTCATTCTGACGTGGACGGCAATTATGTCACCACAAAGTTTAACGTAGATCCAATTATATCAAATGCAAAAAGTGAAGCTGCCGATTGGCGGCCTAAGTCAATGATTGGCAACACCCAAAAGCATTTGCAAAAGATCGCTGATATTCCAGCACCTATTTATTACGAACTTATTGAGAAGTTTGGTCAACCGCGTGACAATCCTAAAGCTTGGAAACGCTGGCTAAACGATTATGACAACCGATTTTTTAGAACAACTGGTGGTACGATCTAATGGCAATCACAACTTACTCAGAGCTTAAAACTGCTGTTGCAAATTTCTTGGCACGTTCTGATCTAACGACACAAATACCAGATTTCATTACTCTTGCTGAAGCACGCATGAGCCGTGAGTTAGACACCCGAACACAAGAAAAACGAGCGCAAGCAAGTACAGCAGCAAGTGATGAGTATATTTCACTGCCAACCGATTTACGCAAAGTCAGACATGTACGTATTAACAGTGACCCTGTTTGCGTGCTGGACTATGCAGCCCCACATGATTTTTACGAGACTTACGGTTCAAGCGGTGGCGGTAAACCTAAGTTTTACACTGTTATAGGTGCAGAGATTGCCCTACGACCAGTGCCTGACGCCGTTTATACCGTTGAGATTATCTATGGCGAAACTGTTTCAGCTTTATCTGACAGCTCTGCCACAAACACAATTTTAGCACGTCATCCAGATGCTTACCTTTATGGTGCATTAAGTGCAGCCCACACGTACCTGATGGATGAAGCGAGAGCCAATCAATACGACGCTATTTTTACCAGAATTATGGACGAGATTAAGCGCGATACAGAACAGCAACGTTACGGCGGTGCTTTAGCAATGAAAACCGATTACCGAGGAGTTTAAATTATGTCAGCGATGAGCGACTATCTCGAAAACAAAGTGCTTGACCATGTTTTAGGCACGACTGCCTATACACACCCGTCACAAACTTATATTGGTTTAAGCACAGGTAGCTTTGCCGATACTGGCAGCGGTACAGCCGAGTTAAGCGGTAACAACTACGCAAGAGTAGCTATCAACTTTGATGCAGCTTCTAGCGGTACAACAGATAATTCTGCTACGGTAGAGTTTGCTGCTGCTACTGGTTCATGGGGCGCGGTATCACATTTTGGCCTGTTTGATGCGTCATCTTCTGGCAACCTGCTTATTCACGGTGCTTTTACTGCCGCCAAAACAATTACGACAGGCGATATTTTAAGAATTGCTGCTGGAGAACTAGACGTAACGGCAGCGTAACATGGCTGAGATACTTGGCCCTACTCTTGAGCAACTCGATGCCTGGGGTAGCATGGATGCTCTTGATGCGTTTGGCACGCTGGAGCAACTTGATGATCTAAACCTGTTTGAAGCGTCATCCGCTGTTTCACTTGCTGGAACAACTTCTGGCGTTGCAATACGTGTGCAACAGGCAAGCGCAAGTGTAACGATTGCAAGCACTGTCACAGGTGTAGCAACCTTAGTACACGGCATGGCTGCAAGTGTAACAAGTGCAGGATCTGTAACGGCTTCAGCGCAATTTACAGTTGCAATGACAGGCAGTGCTTCTATCGCAACAACTGTTGCTGGCGCTGGAATAAGAATACAACAACCAAGTGCAAGCGAAAGCGTTAGCCTGGCAGTTACAGGTGTTGGCACATTATTACATGGCATGTCTGGCACAGCAGATATTTCTGCAACAGCGTCAGGCATAGTGCAATACACGGCACCGTTTGCAGGAGCTGTAAGCACAGCAATAACAACAGAAGCGATTTCTGAAAAACTAGGCGAAGCTTGGGCAGACGAAGATACGTCTGACACTTCGTTTAACGATTTAGCCACTGGATCAGAAACCTGGTCAGACATATCGGCTGGCAGTGATACCTGGTCAGACATATCGGCTTCAAATTTAGCATTTACCCAGGCTAGCTCTGGGTCAGAAAGTTGGAATAGAGTATGATACCTTTTGGCGAATGGCTACCAGACCAGTCAGATTTTCAGAACCCAGGGGCAACCGTTGCTAAGAATGTTATCCCAGCAGCGCGTGGCTATCGTCCGTTTCAAGGTTTAACAACTGTTTCTGAGGCGGCTGACAATAGGCTTCGCGGTATTTTTGCTACAAAAGCAACAGACAGTACGGTTAATATTTTTGCTGGAGATCAGGCGAAGCTTTACAAGCTAGACAACTCAGATTTCAGCTTGGACGCTGTTGGCACAGGCTTTAGCGTTACTAGCGATATGAACTGGGATTTTGTTCAGTTTGGCGATGATGTAATCGCTGGTGGTTCAGATGCTGATGTGCTGCGTAAATACACGATAGGCACGAGTTCATCTTTTGCTGCAATTAGCGGTGCGCCTGCTGCAAGACATGTCGCGGTAGTGCGAGACTTTGTTGTAACAGCAAATGTAACTTATAGTTCTGCAACGCATCGAAGCAGAGTGCGCTGGTCGCAAATCAATGATGCTGGAACTTGGACTTTAGGTGCAAACCAAGCAGACTTTCAGGACATACCTGATGCTGGACATATTACTGGCTTAGTCGGTGGTGAGTTTGGCGTTGTATTACTAGAGCGTGCGATTGCAAGAATGCAATACGTGGGTTCTCCACTAATATTTACGTTTGAAAAAGTAGAAACAGGACATGGGTGTAACTATCCAAACAGCGTTGCTTCACTTGGCCCAACTCAAGTGTTTTACCTAGCAGACGATGGTTTCTTCATGTTTGACGGTCAGCGCAGCATACCGATTGGCGCAGAGAAAGTTGACACGTTTTTCTTTGACGACCTGAAGATTGCTAACAGTGATAGAATTAGCTGCACGATTGATCCAGAAAACCAGATTGTTATTTGGAGTTACCCGTCAACAGAAAGCTCAACTGGTGATCCTGATAAGATGCTGGTGTTTAATTATGCTGTACAGCGTTGGTCTTTAATAGAGCTAGAGCATGAGTTCATTGGCTCATCTTTAACGCCAAGTTTTACATTAGAGAGTTTAGACACGTTAAACTCAAGTATAGATGGCCTAACAACTTCACTCGACAGCAGATTTTATGCTGGTGGGTTTCTTTCGTTATCCGCAAGTAAAGACAAAAAGCTACACACGCTTACTGGTGCTACATTAGATGCAACTTTGGAAACATCTGAGTTTGAACCAGCGACTATGCGTCATTCTTTGTTAAAAGGTGTAACACCCTATATTACATCGAAAGACTCGACCCCTACAGTCACTGTGCAAGTGGGTTCCAGGTCACGTCAGATTGATGATGCAAGCTATACTGACAGTGTAGCAATAAATGATGATAATAGTTGTCCTGTTAGGCAAAGCGGTAGGTATCACCGTATCCGTGTAAATGCGTCTGGCACTTGGAGATACGCTCTTGGTGTTGATGTTGATGCTGTTGGCATGGGCAGAAGATGACCGATTTTAATTATGTAAAGCTACCTGCTGCTGGAGCAAATCCACGGCAGACAGCTCAAGCTGTTAATCTTTTGATTGACGGTAAATTCAATTCTACTGGCAGTGTTACTTTAGCTGCGAGTGCAACGACAACTGCGGTATCTGAGTATCGCGCAGGCCCAGACAGTGTTATACTTCTAACACCTATGACTGCAAATGCTGCGGCTGCTTATGCTGCTGGCACTATGTTTGTATCTGCAAGAGCGAAGGAGAGTTTTACTTTAACTCACGCTTCAGACTCCCAGACCGACAAAACCTTCACTTACATTGTTATTGGATGAAATTCAGACTTATTCCTCCTGATAAGCTCCCTTTAGTCTGGCATCACATTGCCCCACTTTTGGATAAAGCTGTCAGCCTTTCGCCACAAAAAATAGTTATTCAAGACGTTTTAAATGCTGCTCTGCATGGAGTGTATTTTATCTGGGTCGCGGTGGACGAGGAAAAGGGTGAATTTGTAGGTGTCGTTACAACAAGAATTTTAACTTACCCACGATGTCGCGCATTAGCGATGGATTTTATTGGTGGGTCACGAATGAAAGAATGGCTGCCTGAAGCGCAAAAAGCTGTTGAAGAACACGGCAAGCGTAACGGCTGTAAATTTTTAGAAGGATATGGGCGACGCGCTTGGTCAAGGTTCTTAGAACCACTTGGCTGGGAGCAAGCCTACATCACATACCATAAGGATATTTAACATGGGCAAAGGCGGCGGCGGCGGTAGTTTACCACGTAACATGGAAGACGCAATGAACGTTGCATATGAGCAGTATAATCCATTTTCTTCAACTTTTTCAGCATTAGGTACTTTTAACCCACAAGCCTATACTGGACAACGTGTTGCTGATTTAAGTCAATTAGAAAATACTGCTATTGATCAAGCTACTAATCTAGGAATACAGCCAGCTTATTTACAAAACGCTGGAACAAACCTGTCTGGACTAATGGGCAGTGGCGGTGTTAATCAAACTGCACTGCAAGAGCAATATGACTTAGGGCCGTTAAGTGGTGGTCGCGTTAGCACATATGCTTTGCAAAATGCAGCAAGCCAATCTGTTGATCCAGATATGCTAATTGATGCAACGAATGTAGACACTGACTTTTCCAACCTGCAAAACCTGCTTGGCAGACAAACAGATGTATCTTCTGTGCAGGACTTACTAGGCCAACGCGCTGATCTTTCAGGTTTAGCAAATGCAGCCAACGCCATAACCAATACCTCTGGTATTACCAATGCTGCAAACGCCACAGCAGATGTTCGTAATATTTTAGCAGCAGCAAACACAGCAACCAATACCTCTGGTATTACAGATGCTGCAAACCAAGGCACGAACCTCCAGGGTGTGCTAGATGCTGCGCAACGTGCAACAGATGCATCAAACATTATGACTGCTGGTAATCGCACAACTGATACGTCTGGCTTGAGTGGAATAGCAGGTCAACAAAATGCTGCAACAAGCTTACTTTCCAATTTGGCTTCTGGAGGTACAAACCCGTATTTACAGACACAACTTGACGACGCTATTTCAGGCGCAGTTAACCAGGCAACATCACAATATGCTCTTGGTGGGCGACTAGGCTCAGGCAGTTTTGCAGATGCTTTAGGCGCTGGTATTACAAACGCTGCTGCACCTATTCTTTCGCAAAACCTACAGACAGACCAAGCAAGACAGCTACAAGCTGCACAAGCTCTTGGTTCGGTTTCTGGTCAGGACATTGGACGACAATTACAAGCTGCTGAATCAGGTATAAGCGCACAACAATCAGACATCGCTAGAGCCTTACAAGCTGCACAAAGCGCTGCTGGTATTCAGCAGGCAGATTTAGCAAGAGGACTTCAAGGTCAAACAAGTGCCGCTGGTATGTCACAAGCTGACTTAACAAGGGCATTATCAGGTCAGACAACAGCGGCTGGCATGAACCAGGCTGACTTAGCCAGGGCTTTATCTGGTGCAACAACAGCAGGCGCTATGAACCAGACAGATCTGGCAAGGGCGTTACAAGGCGAAACAACAGCAGCAGGTATGAACCAGGCTGATCTAGCTCGTGCTTTTGCAGGGCAAGGTCAAATGGTAGATGCAACGCAAGCTGGGCTTGGCAGGGATGCTAACCTGGCTGGATTGTTGGCAGATGCAAGTCGTGGAGATATAGCACAGCAAGGCAACATCGCGCAAAACATTGTAACTGGCGCACAAACTGATCTTGCAAGACAATTACAAGGTGCAGGCGCGGTTGCAGATTTAGGTACGAGTGACCTAGCACGACAAGGACAGTTGCTTTCAAATGTTTCAGACGTGAGCGCTGGTAATTTTGACAGACGTTTACAGGCAGACACAACGGGTCGTCAGATTGATGCAACGCTTGCCAATCAACTTGCTGGTGCTTCTGAGGCAGACGCAAGAACAAGACTTGCAGCGATTGGCATGGCTCCAGGGTTACTTAGCGCAGATCAAAGCAGACTTAATACATTGGCTCAGTTTGGCGGTCTACAACGTGGTATTGACCAAGCTGGACTTGATGCACTTAACGCTCAGAACGCTGAACAAAACGTGCTGGATCAAAACCGAATTAACGCATTACTTTCAGCGTCAGGTATGTCTTCAGGGCTATACGGCAATGCAGTACAGAATGCACCACCCAGCGCACTTAGCCAAGGTATCGGCGGTGCAGTCACTGGCATAGGTGCTGCTGGAGCATTAGGATTAAATGCAGGTAAAGGCGCACTTGCAGGTGGTGGACTTGGATTACTAGGGTTGCTCTCAGATCGTCGTTTGAAGAAAAACATAGAGGCAATCGGCAAGCATCCAAATGGCTTAACCATGTACACCTGGGAGTGGAACGATACAGCCAAAGAAGCTGGCTTTGATGTTTACCCAACGTCAGGATTTGTCGCACAGGAAGCCGAGAAGATTTACCCAGAACACGTTTTCGAGCATGAGTCAGGTTATCTGATGATCGACTATGTTGCGCTTGAAGGTAGAAGGAGTGCTGCATAATGGCAATCTTTCCAGACAACATGAGCATGTACAACAATTTAAACAACGCTCACGCCAGGCAAATACAGTTGGGCAATCGTGATGCCATGAATTTACGAAACGCACAAAACGTATCTCAACTTCTTCCACCACAAGGTAATAACATGATGAACTCAATAAGACCTCAAGCGAGGCAGTTTCAACAACAAGCCCCAAAGCAAGGTCTACTTGGTAGATTTAACAATGCGATGGGCAACCTACCCATGAGCGGCAATTTAGGATTACTCGCTGCTGGAGCAAGTTTACTTGAGGGCGGCAAAATAGGTGACGCAGTACAGGCAGGGCTTGGCACGTACCAAGGCTTAAGCGAAATGGAAGAGCGCAAGAAACGCCAAGCTGCAATAGCAAAGCTTGTGGAAAGCGGTGACTTCTCACAAGAAGAGCAAGCATTGATCGCGTCTAGTAACAATCCAGCCTCGGTTGCGTTGCAAATTAGGAATAGTAAAAAAGTAGAAAAAAACACAATTACAAGTCAAAGGACAGCATTAGCGGATCAATTCGAGTTAACAGGTGCAGAGCGTAAATCATATTTATTAACTGGTAAACTTCCAGAAAAACCAAAAAATGATAAAACATCTTTACAAAAAAATTATGAGTTCTTTAAAAAACTAAAGCCTAATGCCTCTGAAGAAGAAATCTTAAAATACTTAAAAGGTGGAGATACTTTTAATCTTGGTAATGATGTTCAAGTAAAAGGTGATTACGCAATCATTAAAGATGATACTTCAGAATTAGGTGTGAGGTTTGAAGTAATACCTGGCTCAAAAACAGATATTCAAAGCCAAAAATTAGCGCAAAAAGAAACAGAAATTAAAAACGCAGAACAAGCGGCGAATGAAGGACAATCAAACTCAAGTATGCTCGTTTTAGACGAGATTAGCAGGGCAAGAAAAGCCATTAACGAAAACCCATTTTTGACAACTGGTTTTATTGGTCAAATAACTGAAAATATTGGTGGCACACCAGCAAATAACCTTAAAGCATTACTTGACCCGATTAAAGCCAATATCGGTTTTGATAGATTGCAAAGAATGAGAACAGAAAGCCCTACTGGTGGCGCACTTGGTCAAGTTGCTGTTAGAGAACTAGAGTTCTTGCAAGCTGTATTTGGTAGCCTTGAGCAATCACAGAACTCAGGGCAACTCCTAGAAAACCTTACTCGTCTTGAAGAGCAATATAAGGAGTCTTTAGCAAGAATTTATAATGGTGCTTTGCAAGCGCAAAAAGATGGCGAAATTAATTCAAGAACCAACAAAGTTATAACACCGTTAGACTTTTTCTCTGAAAGCGAAGTTGAAACTTTGTTTAGCAAAGAAGAAAAAACAGAAACAAACAATAACCTTAATTTGATATCTAAAGAAGATTATAAAAAATACATAGAAGGTAACTAACTGATGGCAGAATTAACGGTTGATAAGCTTAAAGCTGGAGCAAAAAAAGCATATAATTCTGGTGAATTTGAAGCTGCTAAAAGAATGATTGAAGCTATAAAAAAGCTTGAGTTGCAACAAACTCAAGAAAGGAATTTAGCTTATTCGCAAGAAAACATGCTTCCCCCTCCTGGTGATATTAAAAGTGACGTTACAAATAAATCAAAGGACAGGTACTTTGATACAACAGAAAAGTTTTCAAGGCAGCCAAGAGAAGCTTTAAAGGCTTATGCGTCAAGAATGACAGCGCCAGATAGAACTTTTATTGAGCGTTTAAAAGATGCTGGGATGACAGGTCTTTCAGGGTTAGCAACTGCTTATACTGGTGGCGCTGGTTTATTAGGCGATATGTTTGGTGGCAGCAATACTAACGAAATGAAACTGGCGCGTGACCTATACATGATGGGTGAGATAGCGGTTCCAGAACTAACAGGGTTTACAAGTGCAGCAAGTCGTATAGCGCGTTTAGGGTCAGCCAATAATCTAAAGCAAGACGCTGCTCTGTCAGCGCAAAATATTAATGTTACACCAACTTTAGGAATGCAGGGGCCAGGCTTGGGTTTAATTGAAGCTGGTTTGGATAAGGTTCCATTTTCTGCTGGTTCAATTAAAAGATCAGCGGCTAGAACTGAAACTCAAATGGAAGACGCTTTAAACAAAGCTGTCAACCAGATAGGCGAAGCAACTACCTACACGGATGCTGGTGCTGCTGCTAAACTAGGTACAGATAAATTTGTAACATCCTTTCAGGATAAAGCTGATAAATTATATACGACACTTGATAAAAAAATAGGTGGGAACACTTTTGTTACTGCCCCTAAAACAATCGGTGCTTTACAAGAATTAACAAGTTTTTCTAATAAATACCCAAAGATTGGTGAATTTTTAGGTACGCCAAAATATAAAAAGTTGCTAACAGATTTAGAGTTTGACGGTGCATTGAATGCTTTGCCTTATGAACTTTTAAAAGATTTACGTTCAAATATTGGAAAAAGTATTGGCAGTTTACGTGGCCCAATGTCTGACTTGCAAGGTTCTGATTTAAAGAGATTATATTCTTCTTTAAGTGATGATATGTATTCAGCCGCTGCTGCTTCAGGGCCAGATGCCTTAAAATCGTTTGAAAGAGCAAATAATTTTTATAAAGCTGGTATGCAGCGAATTAATGGCGCACTTACTAAGGTTACAAAAGCCAAAACAGACGAACAAGCCTACGCTAACATCTTAGCATTAACCACTGCTGACAGCCCACGCGGAAGTTCTAAATTATTAAACCAAATTAAGAAAAGCTTGCCTAAAGAAGAATGGTCCACCGTATCTTCAACAATTATACGCAAACTAGGCGAGGCAAGAGTAGGTTCCAGGGGCGCACCTGATGGCTCCGACTTTGCTGAATTTTCTCCAGCAACGTTTTTAACAAATTGGAACAAAATGGATAACTCCGCAAAAACTGTTCTTACAAGCGGTAATATCCCACAATCTGCCAGACGCGAACTAGATGATTTAGCAAGAGTTGCACAGCGTTATAAAGAAAAACCAATTTCAACAGGCAGTGCTGGTCAAAACTCACTTTTAGCTTTTATAGCAGGGTCTGTTGCAATGGGGCCAGTAAAATCAGCAGCAATAGTGGGCGGTACGTACCTTTCTGCTAGGGCTATGACAAGCACACCATTTTTAAAAGCGCTTAACTCAGCAAGCGCATCAGATTTTACAAAACTAACAAAAATAGCACGCGATGGCGGCCCTTTGGCCTCAGAAGCATCATCTTTATTACGATTAATCAGCGCAGATTTAGCTGAACAAGAGGAACGAAACTAATGGCTAAAACTAAAATCTCACAATACGACGCAACGGCGGCTAACAATACCGACATAGATAGTATCTCAATCGCTGAAGGCATGGCCCCTTCAAACGTTAATAATTCTATTAGGGCGATTCTCAGCCATTTGAAGAAAATGGATGTCGGCACAGACGCTTTAACCTCACCACAGCTAACCTCTGTGGACATCAACGGTGGCACGATAGATGGTGCTGTGATCGGCGCAAACTCAGCGGCTGCAATAACGGGTACGACGATAGCACTTTCTGGTAATGCAGACTTAAACGGCGACCTGGACGTAGACGGTACAACTAACCTAGACGTGGTAGACATTGACGGTGCAGTGGATTTTGCGTCTACTACTGCTCACGCTGGTAACGCTACATTTGCTGATAATGCAAAAGCCATCTTTGGCGCTGGCTCAGACCTACAGATTTATCATGATGGTAGCAATAGCATCATCAAAGATAATGGCACTGGTAATTTATTAATTCAGGGTGCTACTGATATTGTTTTAGAAGATACTTCAGGTGCAAATTACTTTCGTGGTGTCTCTGGTTCTTATGTGCGTCTTTATCACAATAACAGCACAAAGCTCCAAACCACCAGCACAGGCGTAGACATCACGGGGACTTTGACCAGCGATGGGTTGACTGTGGATAATGTTGACATCAATGGTGCGACTGTCGCTTGGCAAAATAGTGGCACTAATCAAACATATTTTGCGACTACTGGGTCAAGCGAACAGGCTTTAATTCTACGCTTAGATAATCAAAACTTATCAAGTGCAGGTTATTTTGAAGTTCAAGATGGTTCGGCTGGTCGTAAAGTTCTTACTGTGGAAGACGGCGGCGACATCAGCTTCTACGAGGACACAGGCACGACACCAAAGTTCTTCTGGGATGCGAGTGCGGAACGGTTAGGCATTGGGACGAGTTCGCCTAGTAATGCCTTGCACGTAGACGGGACATCAGATCAGTTGCGTTTGTCTGATGGTGCCAATGGTTTTGATATACGGGCTGGCGCTTCTTTAATAATTAAAGATGACGGCACAGAACGCATAAGAATAGACTCATCAGGCAACGTGGGCATTGGAGTCACACCTGAGACTGACTGGTACTCAAAATATGATGTATTACAGATAAATGGTGGATCTGCTTTAGCGGCTTACACGAGTGGCTCTGTTTTAGGTACTGCCATATCAACCAATCAAAGAACAACAGGTGATACATTTGTTAACGCTAATAAGTATATTGCTTCAGCACCAGCTTCATTATACCTACAAGATAATACTGGGGCGCATATCTTTTACACAGCCTCATCAGGTACAGCAGATGCAACTATTTCTTGGAATGAACGCTTAAAAATCGACAGCTCAGGCAACGTTGGTATTGGGACGAGTTCGCCTAGTGTTGAGCTTGAGGTAAATACAGGTGCGGCAAGTGACCCGATTATTCAGGTTACAAACTCAAATGCTGCCGCATACCGCCCAAGTCTTGGTATTGACAATCAACACACAGGTGGTCGCAATTATCGTATTTTTAGCACTGCCACTGGAGATGGTGTATTTAACGGTGGGAAATTTGTTATTTACGATAATGATGCTTCGGCAGGTCGATTGACTATCGACGAATCGGGCAACTTGCTTGTGGGTAAGACGAGTGCGGCAACAAATGTTGAGGGTGGCGAATTAAGAGAAAACGGTCAAGTTTTAGCAGTTGCAACGGACGTAAATCCGTTCTTTGGTGCTAGACTAGGGTCGGATGGTGATCTTGCAGTGTTCCGCAAAGACACCACCACGGTGGGGATTATTGGGGTTCGCTCTGGAACTGATCCTTATTTTGTTTCACCCGAAGGTTCTGGAACTGGATTAAAAATGGAGGGTGGGATAAATGCTGTTGTTCCTATTTCAACAAATGGTTCTGACAGAGA